CCCATTGACCTGTCCGACCATCCAAACAGTGCAATCAGTGCAGGCATAGAGATAATAAAGAACATGAGAATAGCCAACGAAGAACTAAAAGACCGTGGCATCAACCAGCAGATAAAGATAGGCATTGGCATCAATACAGGTGAAGCGGTCATCGGCAATATGGGCAGCGATACCCGATTTGACTACTCGGCAATAGGCGATGCAGTCAATTTGGCGGCTCGTTTGGAGTCAGCAACCAAGGAGGTTGGAGTGAATATTTTGGTCGGTCATGCTACGATAGAACGCTCTTATTATTCTTTTATGGAGCTAGAGCCTATAAAGGTAAAAGGAAAGCAGGACGAAATAAAAATCTATACTTTGGAAAATGAAGGAGACTATTATGGCTATAGGTTTAAGTAAGTGGTTCAAGGCAACTTTTCTTGGAATCGAAGAAAAAACTGTTCGTGCCAGAAATAAAAAAGGGAAATATGTCGGTGACGACAAGTCCACTCCAAATGTCAATGAGGCCTACACCACTGTCAATGTCAGTAAGGACAATCTAAAACCGGCACAGGAAAGAAGACTGAGAAGACGCGGGATTAAATGAAGCTCGCTATTTTTCTTGGAATT